AATCTCGTCAAGTAATGAGTCAACATTAACTCCGCTGTACCTGTCATTGATCACTGTCTCAGGAGACATATTATATTGCATAATAATGTGAGGATACAGGGAGTTAAGGTCAAAAGACATAACCCAGTCGTGCATGCCGTTCTGCGGATCTTTAACGAATGCACCTTCGATCTTTCTTTCTTTAGTATTATTTACCTTAGGAGGAACTACAATACCTCTACCGCGTAGTTCGTTAAATAAGAGTGCATCCCATACACCTACTGACCCAAACGAGTCAGTCATATTAACTAACGCTTTATACGCAATAGTCATTGACAATGTAATAAGACCGGTCTTATCCTCTAGCCTATCTACGATGTCAACATCCTTGATATTATAGTCTATATACAGCTGATAGTTTTGTGTATATAGATCATGAAGAGTACCATACTCAGAGTAATCAATCTTGTTCTCCCCAAGGACAACATGGGCTATAGTATCGAGCTTATAGTTCTCTTGATTGCCGTAAGTATAGCCAAACTTCTTAAAACAGTCCATAAAATCAAGCTGCTGAATACCTCTCAGCTCAAACACTTGCTCTTCTCTAGCAGAGCGTTGAATAAAGCGCTCTTGTATAAGATTCCAAGGGGATAATTTCTTAGCCAGATCTCGGCCGAGAACCTTTGTTATTCTATTAACAAGGTATACAGTATCGAATAATCGAGAGTTCCAACCCGTTACAACATCAGGGTAATTAGCCCGCCAGTGATCGAGAAACTTCATCAGCAGTTTAGACTCAGTCTCGCAATCTACGTACACAACTTTTTCAAGCATTTCAGCAGGCAGTATAGAGTCTTCCTCACACCACTTACCAGCGCCAAACACATAAAAGATATTGTCGATATTATTCTTTACAGTAATAGCTGTTACGGGAAAGTCAGCTTTCTCAGGAGCTGGAAAGCCTTGATCAGATTGAACCTCTATATCAAGCGTAGTAACGTTAATAAGCTCGCGCTTCCATTCTACACCGCGCTCAAGGAAAGCATCAGATATAAACTGATGTACGTAGTTAGTATTACCGTACACCTTGAAGTTATCTACATCACTATATTGCTTCAGGAAGTCTCTACATTCCCTAATGCTACCAGGATTGATAGGCTCCACATATGTACCTTCAAGAGTCTTAAACTTAGACGCATTTTGTGAGGCAACATAATGGGTAGGTCTGTAGGGTATTTTTTCCTTAATACGTTTACCGTTCTTATAACCACAGAACAGTATATCGTTTCCGATACCATCTACGCTTGTATAGAATGTTGACATTATACTATGATCGATTGCGGCTTAGGAGCAATCACGAGTCCAAACATTGTATTATATTGTTCGAGTACAGCGCTATCTGCTTCTGCTACGTACACGATATGAGCATCAGATACATCAATATTAGGATTATCTTTACTAATGATTGGCGACCATGGGGCAAATCCAATTTGACCTTGACTGGTAGGGATAGCTACGATAGCATCTTTAAGAGTAGTTACACTACCTCCGTGCGCTAGAACAGTTGCAACAACATCTTCACCAGAAGATAAACGAATAAGTTTTACATCAGCCATAATTTTCTCCATATATAAGTAGGGGCCTTTAAAAGACCCCTTATTATATTAACTATCACTGTAAAAGTCAACTGTTATTCTGTTAGTAGACTAGGCGCTGGCGGTCGCCAGATCTTAATCTTGCGTGGCTTCAGTTCTTCCGGTATTTTCATTTCTAGTGTAATCTTAAGAATACCGTTCTCTAGTAGAGCATCTGATACTATTACATGCTCAGCGAGTTTAAATGTACGGTTAAATTTCTTCTCAGATATACCTTTGTAAAGATATTGCCTGTCCTGCGACTCTTGCACACCTTTGATATTCAGCTTATCTCTTTCAACAGTTATATCTATCTCATCCATACTGAAGCCGGCAATAGCCAATTCAACAATATATTGATCATCGTCTATCTTTACGATGTTGTGTGGGGGGTAGTTGTTGCCTTGATGTGTTGACGCTTTTTGTAGCTCATCAAACAAGCTTTCGAAACCGACAAACGAGGCTGGGGGGTACATTAGATTAGTCATAGAGACCTCCTACTATTAAGCAAGGTTAAATCTTAAACGAGACCGGACCATTCCGCATCTCTACTTCTATTTATACGTACTAGAGCTTTTTACCTATATTATATTTGGCAACTAGTTCCCATTTGTCTTTATCACCATATGATAATACTTTAATTTGACTCAAAGGAGCGATCGGCTCTTTAGTTTTGTTCTCGTCTACGAGCTCAACAAGACCCCACTCTGCAAGAAGATTAGTAATTGTATTTCTTCTTGAGATATCTGACTCATCAAAGTTTGTAGGCTTACCATCTAGAGCAAAGAGCTCTTTAAAATGGACGATATAATATCTACCTTGTTTATGAAGAATATGACAAGACTGATACAGTGTCATATCTTTACGGGATGCAATTCCGATACGAGTAAGAGTTTCTCGTATTTTCAAAAAATCATCATCTTCTTTAAGCTTTATTTCTACTATTGAACTCAGATCAACCGCCATTTAAACCACCCTCAAATCTCATATCTCGTAGCTGCTGTAATTGCTGTTCACTAAAGAGGGTTACTACCTGCTTAGCCTTCTCATAACTATAGTCATAATGACTCATGATTATGTCAAGGTTCGCATCCTGCTCTTTTTTGAACCATTTACTAAAACGCTTTCTTTTTCGAATAGTATTTAGGAAAAACTCAAATTGGAGTTTATGGTCGCAGTGATGGCGTATATTCATTTCATTAGCAAATAAGATTGTATCTGTAAAGTATGATAATCCTCTGTTAACTAGGAAAGGCGGGTATAAGCTTTCTGCTAGTTTAGGGTTGTCTGAATCTTCTATAATATTAGTTTTATTAAAGTTTACTGCGTTCAGATAGTCGAATGGTTTCATTTTATAAACTCACAGTCTGTCATTATTTCAGTAAAACAGGCCACAAGATTTATCTCATGATCAGCTACGAATGCAGCCTTATATTGATAATCTGCAAGTAGCAAGGTAAGCTGAGGTATAGACCTAGGCTCTAGAAACGTAGATGCGCAATCGTACAGCTTTCTAAACAAAGTCGTAGAGTCTAGATCATTATTCTGAGCTATCCACTTTCTCATCTCTGTAAAGCTCTTACTTTTTAGATGAGTAACAAGTTCCTTAATATTACTATCACCGGTATCGGCAAGCACTCCACTATCGATACTACCTGTGGCGCTGTATCGCTGCAGCTCGTTAATGATTCGACGCCAATCAGGAAAGTGTCTTGTAATAAACTCAGCCACTACTTTCTTATCAAACTCAATATTCTCTTGCGCTAGTATATCTTTAACACGACTAAAGAAGTTCATGCCTATAGTAGCTTTTACGTTCTTAGGAATACTAAATTCAACAACAGAGCAACGAGAGTGAAGAGGATCAATAATTCTATTCTTAAAATTGCAAGTAAGAATAAAACCGCAATTATTACTAAACTCTTCCATAAAATTACGAAGAGCAGGTTGAGTAGAATTAGGGTTAAGGTAATCAGCTTCATCGAGGATAACATACTTACGACCACCTGTAAACGATACTGTAGATGCAAACTGCATTATATCATTACGGAGGGTATCAATATTACCGTTCATACTGCCGTTAATAACAATATAGTCGGCATTAACCTCTTCAAGCATAGCCCTGGCCACTGTAGTTTTACCTACACCAGGACCACCAGTTAATAGTAAGTTAGGGATGTTACCTTTATCTACAAATTCTTGAAAGGTAACTTTAAGATTTTCAGGTAGTACACATTCACTTATTCTCTTAGGTCGATATTTTTCGACCCATAAAAATTCTGACATAATATAATTCTCACATTAGCCTTCATATACAGAGGCTGCTTCATTCACAATCGTATAGGTTAAGTTATTATCAGTAGATTTAAACTGCGTTATCTTCTTACTACTAATAGATACTTCATAACTACCCAACATCATTTTAATATTTTCGACTTTAAAGATCATTTTAAAGCTCTTTGAAGTCTTTCCGATCTCATAATGAAAAGAGTTACTCGTGCTATTCTTATTATTGATAGCTTCGATAGTAATATTATCACTATCACCTATAATAGCGATCTCAGGTAATTGTAATACATTAGCGGCTTGCATTACACCTTTAATAACCGTGTCGCTAATCGTAAAGGATTCAATAACGTCAGGCAATACAAATGATTTCTCAGGAGGCATAGTGCGAATAGTAGCTTTATCAGCATAAAAATAATTACTACTCGCACTCTGACCGCCCTTAATTCGTACGAATGATGTATCGAAGTCAAGGTCAGGCTCCTCGAAGAGACTTAACACTCCAAGAAATTGATTGAGATCATATATCCCAAAGTCCTGAGGGAACATCTCTTGTATTTCAGCCTCGGCCATTACAGATTTCATTTCAGACATTGTACGTAGTACGTTGCCTTTAGTAACATATAACGACTGGTTAATAGAAGAGAAGTTCTTTAGTATAGAAAAAGTCTTTTGCGTTAGTTTCATAATATAATTCTCAATTTATTTCTTTTTTCTCTTTTTCTTAGAGCTCTTAGTACCCGTACCTATGCCCGCTTTCGTACCAGATATCGATGATGGTCCAACTTTCTTAGCAGCGAAATCAGCTGCTTGAGCAGGAGGCTTATTAAAGTCTGCCCCTACCGTAGCGCTGGCACCTAGTTGAGCTAGGTCAGCAAGGCTACCGCCAAACATATATGAACCCATATGTGTAAGTCTCATCCACGGACACATCCACACTTTAATATTAGCCTTACGAGCCCATTGGCAGAACATATAGTCTTCAGACAAGTATCGCTTAGACTCAGGATCAATAACACAATCGAAGTATGCCATAATCTCCCGTGTACCATCAAAGTTCTCAGTACGTACATGATCAGGTCTATAAGAGAATTCAGGATATGCCGCTGCATACTTTTCGAATGCACTACGCTGAATCATCATGAAACCAGTACCACCTTCGAGTACTTCAGCAGGAGTATCGATT